AATAATGATGACATCTTTCTATTCTCTTTATACTATTACTGTTGTTACTATCGTTACCGCTGCTGTCACGGCAGACGCAACAACAAGCCAAGCAAGTTTCTCCCAACGCAGAGCATGAGCATCAGTAGTTTTCCTTAGTTCCCTAAGTTCAACTACTGCCTCTGCCCAACGCTCACCACATTCTTTCTCATGTTGAGCAATGCGATCTAAAGCCTCTATAGCTAAATCTTGATGAGTCACTTGCTTTTGCTCCATCATTACCACGGCACACCGTGAGCAGTTGCAGGGTTCTTCTGCTCATTAATGTTAGCAGTCAAGGCTGATTCAATAGCCTCAACGTCTAACTCACCCTGACACCAGCCAATGACATCAGCTTCCGTTAGGTCATCATAAGCAATGTAATCAGCGGCAGAAGGGTCTGGGGTAAACCCACAAGTCCCATAGGATGTAGCACTGTAAGTCACAGCGTCATCTCCAGTACCCACAGTTTCTGTTTCAGTAACTAGCCAGTGGGCAACAATTACCCCTTGGTCTGAGTCAGTGTTTCGTTCAAGTGTTGCGATAGTCCATGTAGCCATTAGTTATTCTCCAGTTGCGCAACTCTGGCGCGTAGTGATTGAATTTCTTTTACAAGCATAGGTACTAGCTTTGAGTAGTCTACGCCCATCATTTCTTCGGGGTCTTCTGGTGCTGATACTGCTTCTGGTGCAACAGTCTGTAGCTCTTGAGCTATCATTCCATAGTCTTGATGTGAACCGTCAGCCTTCCAGTCAAACTTGCGTACTTGGATAGCGTCTATCTTGCTACCTGCGTCATCAGCGTCTACGATGTTGTCCTTGAGGCGTTGGTCTGATGAGGTGTTGTAAGCAGTAGCAGAGCCAGTTGTAGTAATGCCTCCTACTTGCCCGTTAGGGTTAATAAACGCAATTTGAGTTGCGCCGCCTGTTGAATCATATTTACAAGCTAGCGGCCTAAAACTATTTCCCCCATCAGCCGTAACTCTATATGGGCCACCAGAAGCTGTAGAAGTAGTCCCCACCAAAAGATTGCCGCTTGAGTCGATGCGCATGGCTTCTGAGCCGCCGCCTGTAGCAAAAGCTAATGCTTGATTACTATGGGTGTATTGAATGTATCCATCAGCTTTAGCCGCCGCAGAGCCAGTTCCATCAGCAAAAAACAAAGAACCAGAGTTTGCCGTGCCGCTATAAACGGTCATGCCGTTGTTGCCTGAACCAGTTCCTACAACTAAATTATCGCCAGCGGCATCAAAAGCAGACGGACTGCTAGTACCAATACCGACGTTGCCGCTTGAGTCGATGCGCATGGTTTCTACTAAACCGTTTGTGGCATTTATTTCTTGCTCAAAAACAAAAGAGTTTGAGTTATTTGACCCAGCGTTTAAATACTTAATACGTCCTTGATTAAGACCCCCGCCTGAATAGTTTTCAAACATAATGCCCGAAGAGCATCCAAGCGTATTATTAGAGTTTAATAGATGCAAAAGGTCTATGTTTGTTGTACTGCTACCATAAATATCTAATTTATAAGCAGGGTTGCTAACTCCAATACCCAAAGACTCCGCAGAACTATCCCAGAAGAACTTAGGCGTCGTGCCGGTGTCCTCGTAGAAGCTGATGTTGCCGTTATCATTAAATTCCGCTAGAGTTTGTGACCCGTTTGTAATAGCAACGTACTGTAACGAGCCGTTATCCCAAGCCTGAAAAACTCTATTGCCATTCGCCTCAAGAAATAGGTCATCAGTTGAGTTTATTGTCAGGTCACCGCTTGCTTCGGTAATGGTGCTTGTTCCAACAGTCAAACCATCAGCCGTCACAGTACCCGTTACGTCTATGCCTGTGGAGGTGGTTTCAAATTTTTGGTCGCCTCCATGATAAAGTAAAACAGCGTCAGCGGCTGTTGTTGTAAGGTAAAAATTTGTGTAGCCCGTATTAGCCAACTGAAACTCATCAGCCAGCATCCTTAAATTACCTGCCGCAGAATTTAATGAGATTCTGCCATTTGTACCGTCGCTAAATATCTCAAGGTCAGAGCCAGCGCCGAAGATAGCCTTCGCGTTGTCAGCAAAGTTAATGTCAGCAGAGGTAGTCATACCGTCTGTGGTGATGACTCCTGTAACGTCTATGCCTGTGGAGGTGGTGGCTAGTTTGGCGTTAGCGTTAAAATATAGAGTCGATGCTCCATCCTCAACAAACTTAAAGCCAACTTCTGTATTTGCCGCATTTACCATACGAACTTCAGACGCCCGCAATCTAAGGTCGCCTGTGCCTGTGTCTGCTATATAGCTTCTAGTGCCATCATGATAAATCTGTAGGTCGCTGCTAGCACCAAAGATAGCCTTGTCGTTGTCAGCAAACAGGATGTCATTGCCATTAGAAGCAAGATCACCACCTAGTTGTGGCGTAGTGTCTTCTACTACGTTCTGTAAAGCAGAGTCAGCAGTAGAGCCTTGTGCGGCTGTAGCATAGTCAGCAGAGTCAAAGGCTTTAACTTGTGCTAGGTTAGTAACCTCAGAGTCCATCAAAGCACCAGCAGCAGTTACATTAGCTGTATCAGTTACATCTGCACTAGCTTCAATACCATCTAGCTTAGTACCGTCAGCAGCTACGTCACGCCCATCTAAGAGGCCATCAGTAGTCAAGTTACCCGACACTACAGGGGCAGATAAAGTCTTGTTAGACAGCGTTTGTGAGCCTGTCAGGGTAGCTACAGTAGAGTCAATGGCTAAGGTTACACCAGTGCCTGAAGCAGTGGAGTCAATACCTGTGCCACCTAAGATACCTAAAGACTCAGAGTCTAGGTCAATGTCAATGCTAGTGGAGCCATCAGTTACATCAAGATCCTGTGCAGTAACCTGTGAGTCTACATAGGCTTTAACTGACTGTTGCGTAGGGACAAGCGTAGCACTGTCGGATGCCATGTTGTCTTCATCAACAAATGCAGTGATAGCAATAGTACCATCAGAGATAGTTTCAAAAGTAGTGGTGCCAGTAAGTGCAGCGTCATTAGCGTTTGCTTTAGTTGCTGATGCAGTTGCAATGTTATTAAACTCTGTATCAATCTCAGAGCCTTTTACAATCTTTGCAGAGTTACCTGAAGGTAGAGCATCTTTTGCTGCAAAGTCAGTAGTTTTTGTATAGTTCGTCATTAGATTAATCTACCTATAAGTGCTTCAATGTTTACTTCTTGGATGGACAATGATCTTTCATTAATTGTACAGTCCAAGCCAATAGTGGCTACCCTGCCAGATCCAGTTGCTTTAGCTTTAGCTGTGTCAATAATAATTGTAGCACTGTATTCTGATGTGCTTACGTTGTACTCAGATATGCCATACTCAGCAATACTAGCGTTAGCTACAGTTACAGCTTGCTTTGTGTACCCTTCAGTGTAGTCATATCCCCAGTTAACTGTTACTGGTGCGCCTTGACCACCAATAACTGTAAAGTTAATTTCTTTTAAGATCTTTAGTCTACTAGCGTCACCAAAGGACAATGGGTTAGTGTAGTAACGCATTGTGTAGGTATCAGTGTCATCTAAGTAACCATTGTACTTGTTGATACCTTTAACAGAGCCTAAGTACAGAGTACCATCCGCTGCCCTGTCACCACATAAGATCTTAGTGCTAGGCCAAGTAGTCACACGGTTACTACCGTCCTCTAGTTTACCTCTGACATCAAAACAATAAACAATAGAGCTTGTAGGCAAGAACAGTAGATAGAAAGAATGCTCTGGACTGTAAACAGACTTAATGTTGTTAGTCTGTGTGTTGACAGTGAACATCATCTCATCACGTACATTCTTAGATACGTCACCAATAGGGTTAGACTTCTCTTGGATAACTCTGCCTAAGCTACGTACACCTGTGTCAGACAGGAAGATTAAGTCTGTACCTGTTGACTGTACTGTATCCCTAGCAATACATCCAATGTTAGTAATAACATCAGCAAGTACCATAGTAGACGGTGAGCTTGCACCAGAGTACAATAGAATACTACGCTTACCAAAGATAACCAACAGGTCGTTAAACTCTGCTAAGGCTACAATCTCATCGTGTCCTGTAGGCCACACTGTAGTCAAGTCTAGTGAGCCTGAACTACCGCCTGACCAAGCATGGCCTGCCAATAAATCAGACCAATACAAAGTGTATTTGTTACCAGTAACGTCAGCAGCCCAAATGCGACCAAAGGCTGCTAGAGCTTCGTTAGCTTGTGGTGGTGTACCTGTAGCATGAGCATGGTTGCTATGAGATTCAAGGACACCTGTGCCTGATTCATCAGTGTATATAAGATACTCATGGTCTCTTTGGAAGAAGAAACAGTGATTGTTAAAGTTTACAATCTTCCAGTTGTTTGCACTGACAGTATAAGCAGCAGGTGTAATGTCTGTTAGTGTAGTAGTCCCACTAAAGATTTTATTATTGCCAGTGGAGAATACTGTAATGTCACCACTTTGGTCTACGTACTCAAAGATAGTCTCAATGCCAATACTAGACCCCAGTGGCGTAGCACTGCTTGTGAGCTTATCTAAGCCCTGTCTAGCGCCAATACGTCCGTACTTATCTACTACCATATTCTCAGCAATAGACGCAAAGGACGCATCCTGAGTAACAGGGGAGTCTTGTGTATTAAGTCCCTTGAAACCCGGAGCAGCAATATAAATGTTTTGTCTTTCTTGAGCCATTAAGGAGCAGTCCAGATAAATTCTTCAGGGTTCTTGTAAGCATCCAATGCAATGGCATCAGACAAGTGCTTATCTGCAATTAAGAAGTAATCCTGTGCTGTAGTACCACCTGTCTCACCACGCTCCCTAGCCAACAAAGCTACAGCATTGTGGACAATAGCATTCTTAGGTAAGACTGTAGTATCTGCATCTCCAGATAACTCAGGCTCCCTAGCAATTAAATCAAAACGTAAACTAAACACACCTGATGGTTTAGGGTATACTCTTACTTTAGTGTCATTGTTACTATCAATACCACTAAAGGTA